AGTAAAAGCTAGTGAAGATGTATATGTAGCTTTAACTACTGGTGATGCAGTAAGATTGACTGCAGGAGAAGAACGAGAATTCCCAGAATATATTGCTTATGCTTGTTTACAAGCTGGTTGTACGGAAGTAAAAGTCCCAACTATTGATGAAGTAATAGAAAAAACTAAAAAGAAAACAACTAAGAAAAAATAATTAAATGGCGGGCACGTTACAAGCACAACACATTTTATCCAGGGTACGTAACATACTACAGGACAACACTGGTGTGCGTTGGACCGACGGCGAGATGTTTGATTATTTAAGTGATGCTCAAAGAGAAATAGCGAACATAAGACCTGATGCTACTGCAGTACATAGTAATGTACAGCTAGCAACAGGCACCGAACAAAGCATACCAACAGATGGTTTGCGTTTAATAAAGTTAGTAAGAAATATGTCTGGTTCTGGTACGGATGCTACTGGAGCTAGAAGTATTAGAGTAGTAACTGAAGACTCTTTAAATACTACTGAACCTAGCTGGCATGATCCCACTGTGACTGGAGATGCAACTCATGGTACCGAAGTAAAACACTATATTTTTGATAGTGAAGACCCAAGAAAGTTTTATGTTTATCCTGGTGTTGCTGGTAGTGCTTATGTAGAAGTAGTCTATTCTAAAAATCCAACTAGTATTGGTGCGGCTACTGATGTAATACAAGTAGATGATATTTTTGCAAATGCTTTAATAAATTTTGTTTTATATAGAGCTTATTTAAAAGATGCAGAGTATGCTGGTAATCAACAACGTGCTGGTAGTCATTACCAACTATTTACCCAAAGTTTAGCTAGAGGTGCAGTGGTAGCCAGTGCAATAGAACCCAGTCAAGGAGTAGTTAATGGCTAGTTTTGATTCTTTAATTAGAGATGTATTACCTTACGTTCCAGGTTGCCCTGATAGTTTGATTGAAACAAATATTAGAGCGGCAACTATAGAACTTTGTGAAAAAAGTAGAGCTTTTACTTTTGATTTAGACCCCATTACTACTATTTCTGGAGTATATGAATATGAGTTTGATCAACCTAGCGGCACTGAAGTACATCAAGTGCTTTGGGCGACTTATGATGGACATGACTTAGACCCTATTAGTCCTAGAAGTTTGGAACTTAATTATCCAGATTGGCGTGACCGTGGTGGGACACCAACTGTTTATTTACAAAAAACTCCAACTACTTTCTGGTTAGTACCAGTACCAAACTCAGACAAACAATTACTTATGAATGTTGCCTTAAAACCAACTAGAACCACTAATAATATTGATACAGCGTTTAGTAACACTTATCGCGATGCTATTTTGTATGGCACGGTATATAGATTATTAAGAATACCGCAAAAAGAATGGACTGATCCCATTACTTCTAGTGATTACTTTGGTTTATTTAATGAACAGATAAGGTTAGCAGAATTAAAAGGACGTGGTGGTGACACTGGCGTAAAAAGAACAGTTAAATACAAAACAGCAGGTCTAAGCCACAGGAAGAGGTATGGACGATATGGTAAAGAGTTGGACTATTAAAGATACTGTTTTCGAATACATTCCAATAGAGGATGTTAAAGTTGCTTACAACAACATCGAAAAAGATCTTAAACGTGTAACACAAAAATCATACGCGGACTGGATACCTGCAGATGTGTATGCAGCTTTACGAGATGGTAGCTCTGAGTTATACATGGCGTATACCAAAGACTATTACTCGGGGTTTTTAATTCTTTCAGTTCTTAAGGATGCTGGCGGAGAAAAAACTTTATATATTTGGGTTGCGTACAGCAGACCTGGGTATAATAATATGGAAGCTGGTATGGAGTTTTTAGAAAAACTTGTACAAAATACTAGCATAACTGGGATGGAGTTTCATTCCAATCGCCTTGGATGGACTAAGGCGGCTAACTCGCACGGATTTAAAGCAGTAACAACAATATATAAGAAGGAATTGTAATGGGTAGTTCACCAAAACAACAAGATTACCAACCTAGTGAAGTAGAAAAAGTTCAAGCGCGCATAGCAAAAGCGGATCAAGAGTTTTTTCAACAAACTTATGATCCTTTACTTCAGAAAATGCGAGATGATTCTTTAAAACAAGACACCCAAGCTACTTTACGTGGTCGTGCTCAAGCTGACACGATGCAAGCTTTGACTGGAGATGGTTCTAATCTTAATTTAGCAAGAGGGGTTGATACCACTGCAGATGCTGCTATGGGAGCAGTTGGTAATATTTTACAAGCTAATGTTTTGGCCAGAGATGTAAAAGATAAGATGCAAACTAACGTTTTAGGGATAGCTAGAGGACAAGCAGCAGATGCTGGTAGTGGACTAGCTTCTGCTTCTAAGTTAGCAAGAGCTGAAGACTTAAACAGAGCTAGTGCAAGATTAAGTAGAGCTCAAAACATTATGGGTAATATAGGTAAAATTGGTTCTGCTGGTATTAGAAGATATTCTAGGAAAGGCCGCGAGCTTTTTGCAAGTCCAAATAGTAACCCTGCTATGCAAAACGATCCTTTGGGATTTCAATTTCAATCAAACCCTTTTAACAGTGGTGAAAGGTCTGCGTAATGGGTAGAGTAACTAATAGAGGCAGAAATACTAACACTGAGCCGACACCAGATCAGATCTTTGCTGATGTTACGCAAGGTCAATATGATAGATTTGAACGTGAGTTCAAACCTTTTGAAGAACAAATATTAGCAAGAGCCCAAAGCGATACTAGTTTAATTGATGCAGTGCCAGAAGATACTGCAGAACAACAACGAATAGCCGAAGGTATTGCTAGAAGGAATAGAGAAAGATTTGGCTTTGAATCTACCGCAGCTCTTGCCGCAGAAAGAGATAGAGCAACACAAAGAGGCGGTGCTTTGACTTTAGCTGGTGGCTTAAACAATGCTAGATTAGCTCAACTAGACGCTAATCAAAGAGTTATTTCTGATTTAATTAATATTGGTCAAGGCGTAAATAGAAGCTCTTTATCAGGTTTAGGGACTGCTGCAGAAAATGCAGTAGCAAGAAGAAGTCAATATGAAAGAGACAGAACAGCGTATAAAAATTCTAGAACTAGTATGTTAGCTACTATTGCTTCTGCAGCTATAATTTTTTCTGATATACGTTTGAAAAAAGATATTAAATTTAGCCACAGAGAAGATGGGTATAATATTTATACTTGGGAGTGGGATAAAGAAGTCTTAGAATTAAATGCAGGACACTTACCTACTTATGGAGTGCTTGCTCAAGAAGTAGCAGAACAAAAACCAGAAGCAGTAATTACTCATGGTTCTGGTTATTTAATGGTGGATTACGGGAAATTATAATGTCTGGTCACGATTTTAAGTTTGGTAGAGAGGTAGGATTTTTCCAAAGAATGTTTGGGCAATCTTTTACTCCTAAAGAAGTAGACGCGATTCAAAGAAGAGAAAACCAAAGGTATAGTGATACTTTTGGAACTCTAGAAAATGAGTTTGAGTCTGCTTTAAACGATGCTGCTAAAAAAGAAATTGCGCCTGCAGCTTTTAATGGCGACTTCGGAGAGTTTTTAAAGTTTAAAGAAGAATATGAAAAAAATAAAGGCTTTGGAGAAGGCAAAAACCGATTTGTTACTTATAGCCAACTTGTATCAATGTTAGGCAAAGATAGAGTACATGATTTAATACCTAAAGATACCTTAAGTAAAATTCTAGAGACAGATGCAGATAAAGCGTCAGGAGAAAGAAAAGGTATTGATTTTGAATCTACTGATTTTTTTCGAGGAGAAGATGGCAAAACGAGAGTTAACCCGAAGATTAGAACTTTTCGTCCTGGACCTGGGGGTCGGTTTAGTGCTAGAACTAATAACCCTACTTTAGATGGTAGTTCACAGAGTGAAACTGAAGATCCAGGTATTGGTAATATACCGTTACCAACTATGGATGCTATTTTTGAATTAGGCAGAAATGAGCTTTTAGAAAGAACCGGAGTATATGGCACAAACAATAAAGTAGGCGCACCTTTTTTTGATGCACTTACTGATAGAACTAGAGGGGCTATGGAAAGCGGTAATAGGCAGGATGCCTTACCTATTGTAGAGCAAATATCTAATACTTTAGAAAACACTTTAAATTACGACATTATTGACAAGGCTGCTAGTAACGAACTAACAGGCACTAGTGCTACAGATACAGGCGCTACAGATACAGGCGCTACAGATACAGGCGCTACAGAAACTACTCCGTTAGCTGTTGGTTCTTACAACCCTAGTGATGCAGATATAAAACAAGCTGCTTTGGGGTATTTTGATCCTAAGACTAAACGAGAAACTACTGTTAGCGCGCGAAAGATTGGTTTTGAACAAAGATTAACAACAACTCGAGATAAAATACAAAAATTACAAGCGGAAGTAGACGCTGGTAAGGGAAGTGCTAGAGACATTAGAACTCTAGAAACAACAAAAAAGATTTTTGATAATCTCGTTGTTGAAGGTCAAAATAATGATATAAGAGAAAATTTAAAAACTAAATTAGATAATGTAACTGGTGAAAATAAAACTAAGTATGGTCAAATTTTAGCTGGACCTAATTTTGATAGGCTAGTTAAAAGCAAAGAATTAAGAGAAGAAATTCAAAACTTATCACCAGATGAGTTTATTCAAAAATATTCAAGTGCTGATGGCACTTTAAACAAAGAAGCTTTGTTTGGACAAGACTTTATAGAGCCAGAAAAAGAAATCCTTAAGAAAACAATAAGCAACGTTCAACTTAAACAAATTAGTGATGCAATAGAAAATAATGAGGAAGCTAAAGCTAGAGAACTTATGGGTAAATTAAATTTTACAAGGGAAGATGAAGATACTCTAATAAAAAGTTTAAATAGAACTGGTGGAGATTATCGAAGTGCATCGGATAATTTTTTACGTAGAATGTATATTCTAACTTTAAAAAATGCACCTCCTGATAGCGCATTAAGTAAAGCTTTGTTTACATATGTAGATTTAGCAACTTTAACAGAAACTGGTTTCTTAAATAATAATGCCTTATCTGCTGCTACTAGCGCTAGAGATGCTCAAAGTAGTAGGTTTAATACTTTACTTAATGATATAACTACAACTTTAGATAAGTCCTTAAAAGACGATGGCTTAAATATATTTGAAGGTGATGGAGCAATTCGATATAACACTCAACTTGCTCTTTTAAAAACTGAAATAAGAACTAGAAGAGACGCACAACAGTATTATTTATTAAGGGCTGAGCAGTTTAAAAAAGCTTCTAATAATGTGCTTAGTGACCCAGGATGGATTGCATATTTGTTAAGTTTTGGAAGAGCTCAAGGGGCAGACCCAGCTGTATATTCTAGTGGGCTACAAGGTGTTGCTGTCGTAACTAGAAATGGAGGATTACCTAGTGCAGATAACCCAGTTATTGGTTTTAGAGCGAATCAAGCTTACAAACCTGCTAGGGACTTTATAAGACGATATGGTAGAGACTATACAAATGAATTAGCAAAAGCTTTAATTGAATTTGAAAGAGCAGACACAATAACTGAAGAACAAGCTAAACAGGAGTAAAGGTAATGGCTACTTTAGCAGAAACCTTAGCCGCCCTTGATGCTCAAAACACAGAGCAAGATACTCCAACTACTTTAGCTAAAGCAGAAAGAGCTGAAGATGTAACTCTTGACCGTAGCCCACAAACTTTAGGAGAAGTTTTTGCAGACTCAGTACGTGGTGGTACTGCACAACTTACTAGTGACTTCGAAAAATTTAAAGGTTTAGGTAATATTATTACTGGTGATCAAGAAGCTGCACAAGACAATTTAGCAATAGCAGAAAGCTATGATAATTACTCCTCAGAAATATTTAACAATATCCAACCTTTTGAAGAGTTTCTAGAAGAACCTACTTTTGGTGGTTTTTTTACTCAAGTAACTAAATCTATTGGTCAGTTTACCCCTATGGCAGTTAGTTCTTTAGCTAGTGGTTTTGCTGGTGCAGCAGTAGGACTATTAGGTAAAACAACTTTACGTGCTAGTTCTAAGTTTGCAGTAAATAAAATTTATGAAGATGTAAAAACCAAAGCAGCTACAAAAGGGTTGAACGCTTTAACACCTAGTGAACGTACTATTTTAAATGAAGCTTATGGCTACATGAAGTTTGCTAAACGTGGTGGGGTAGCAGGGGCTTTTGGACAAGAATATGTTATTGGTTCTTCTCAATCTGCTTCTGAATTTCAAGAAGCTGGTAGAGAACTAACACCTTTAGAAGCTTACCAGTCTTTAGCTTTGGGTGTACCTCAAGCTGTTTTAGGTACAGCGTCAGAAGTGTTATTTGCTAACGCTTTGTTAAAAACCGCTTTTGCTGGGTCACCTTTAGCTAAACTAGAGAAAAAAGCTAGAACTAAAGGGGTAGCTGCATTAAGTGCAAACGAAAAAAATGCTTTCAATATTATTGAAAAAATTAATAGAAGAGAAAAACTAACTCCTTCCGAAGTAGGTAAGATAAGAAAGTATATTGGCCCTGATAAAAATGTTTTTGCTAATGTAGCCATAGATATTGGTAAAGGTTTTGGAGGTTCAGGAGCAGTTGAAGGTATTACTGAGGTAGCTCAAGAAGGTTTAGGAGTAGCGCAACGTTTTAGTATTGATGACGAATACACTGCACGTGATGCAAAATTAAGGTTAGCAGAAGCAGCTTTTGCTGGATTTTTTGCTGGTGGTGCTCGTGGTGGTGCTGGTGGTGCAGCTACTGGAATAATAAATCAAGCTCGTGCTTATGTAGAACAAGGAGCAGTAAGCGAAGCTGACCTTAATAACCAAAGACAAAGTAAAGGTGAAGGCGAAACTTTTGAAACAAAGTCAAGTGCTGAAATAAACGCTGAAGTAAATGAACTAAACCCAGACACTGGCACTGGTAAAAATGCTGTATTTGTGCCTGGAGTTACTAATTTAGACCAATTAAGTGGAATAGATCTTAGTAATT